TTTAATTGAAGATTATAATAACGAATTAACAGCACAAGACCGATTAACAAAGGGTATTGTTGCTGAGAACCTTAATATAAATCAACAGATATTATTTTATAAACAACTCTTAGATGAGGCAGGGGATTCCATTGCCCTCCAAGAAAACGCATATGAAAGATTGCAAATTGAATTATCAAAAGCATTATTCTCACAAACTGACATTACCAAATTAACAGACGAACAAAAAACTATATTGGATGGTATAAGTAAAACCGTTCAAGACCAAACTAAATTTTATAATGATGTATTAAGTGTTAATAAGGAACTTGAAAAATTAACAGGTCAAATTGCTACTAATGTTGATAAACAACAAGAAAAGTTAAATGACCTACAATTTGACAATCTTCAAAAGTTTATATTGTCAAATAGAGATTCAATAGAAGAGATTGGAAAGTTCTTTGATGAATTATCAGCTGAGACCTCCAACTTAACAGAAGAACAATTACAAGCGATTAAAAACCTCATTAAAGGGGTGCAAGATGCCGATGAGTGGGAAGGTATTAAAAATAAAATATCAATCATCGCACAAGAGGTGAGCAATCTTGTTGGTAGATTCCAACAAATAGCCCAAGCTCAAATATCCCTTGAAATTGAAAGATTGGCAGCATATGAAGAACAAACCTTGGCAGTAATCGGTGATGAAACCGAAGCACAAAGGGAGAAACAAAGGGAATTCCAAGAGGAAATAAATAAGCAGCGTTTTGAACTTGAAAAAAGGGCAAGAATTCAAGAATTACAATTTGCCGTTGCCACAGGTATTGCAGGTGGTGCTCAGGCTGTAATTAACGCATTGTCATTACCTATACCCCCTCCTGGTCCTCAAATCATCGCAGGACTATATGCGGGTCTTACAGCTGTTGAACTTGCAACCATCAACTCACAATTACAATTTGTTAAATCAACACAATATGTCCCCGCAAGACGAGGTGGATTGGTTGTTGGACCAGACCACGAATCAGGTGGTGTGATGGCAACAGGTGGATTGGTATTGGAAGGTGGTGAGGCAATATTAAACCAAAATGCGGTCTCCCAATTTGGAGATTTATTATCAAACATATCCGTTGCAACGGGTGGTAGAGCATTGACGGTTGATGATTCAAGAATAGTTCAAGAGATAAGACAACAGAACCAAAGACCAATTAAGACATATGTATTATATGAGGACATCAAGGATACAAATAAGATAAACTCCAAATTAGAACAAATAAGTAGATTATGAAAGTTATAGAACTTTATATAGACCCAAATGATGAAGAATCAGGTGTTGAAGCATTATCATTTGTTAAGAACCCTGCAACCCATCAAGAATGGTTGGTATTCTCTGACGAATGTGACGGACAATGCCAATTAAAATCTTTAACCACAGACCATTTTAAGGACGCTGGTGATGAGATAAATTATTTTATGTCAAACACATCAGGATTTAAAGTTGAAGACCTTAGAGATGATGAAATTGAATTAACCAAAGAAGGGTTTTATACCATTCGTTCAACAGCAAATCAACCCACCGCATTAGACCGAGTGGGAAATACCGTAACAAGATATTACTATGCGGTTGATACGGGTGCTGGTCCTACCCTTGTACCTGAATCAAGAACATTATGTCGTCAATTTATAAGAAGGGATTTGGTTTATACAGTTAAAGATTTGGAGTTATTATCAACACAATTAACCGCAGAAGACCCTGATGCAAAATTGGTATTTAGAAGAAGGGGATTACCTGTTGATTTATTAACATATAAAACAGGAAAGTATTGTCGTCATATATTTCGTAAAGTAATATGGACTATACCTGAGGGTGCTGACCCTGATGAGTTTGTATCAAAAATACCAACAAGGTCAAGACAAGCCCTTAATTCAAGAATTGGTGAAGGGGGAACAAGACCCCAAGTGGTTAATCAAGATGGTCGTGGTGGTATTAGTGAATGGAAGTATTATGGACCGATTAAGAATAGTTCGTTCTCTGATGATTATTCTGGTCCCATTGGATTACTTCAAGGATTGGTTGTTTATAACACCATTGAAGCATTATTTGAGGGAGAACCTGAATGTATGGCAATCTCACAAATTGAACTGGAAGGACTTAAAGGGTATATTGGTGTTGCACCATCAGATGACTACTTTGAAGGTGATGTGAAGGTTCTTAATAGTGTTAAAAGGGAAATAATGGAGAGTTATAATGATTACCCCAAGGCAGCATCATTAAATGCATGTAGAGCTGTTGCATATGCTGAAGAATATGGATGGGGTGATTGTGGTACTGATGTTGGAAAGCGAAGAGCCCATCAATTATGTAATAATGATAATATCAGTGAGGAAACAATCGCTCGCATGGCATCATTTGCAAGACATAGACAAAACAAAGATGTTAAGTATGACGAAGGTTGTGGTGGTCTTATGTGGGACGCATGGGGTGGTGATGAAGGTATTGAATGGGCATCAAGAAAGTTGGAACAGATTAGAAATGAAATGAAGGAACAATTCTCTTGCGTTCAAATCTTAATTGATAAGGGTTATGGTGAAGAAGAAGCAAGAATGAAGTGTTATGAAAGATATTACCCTGGCAGAAGGAACTACCCCGATAATGTATTACCACTAAGTGAAGATTATGATGACAACGACCGTGAAATGATTGAAGGGGTTATAAATCTAATTCTTCAAGTTCAGGATATGGAAGAAAGAAAGAAGGTTGTTGAGGAAGCAATTAGAAACTTCACGGAAGAAGGTGTTAAGTTTGATTTAAACGACTTTCTAACAAGGGTTGGACTATTGGGTCAGATGACCTTTGCAGATGAGATGAAATACGAAATAACAACGGTTGTAATGCAACCCAACCATTATATCGCAAGACGAGATGGGATGGGTGAAATTTATTATGTATTCTTTTCAGAGGAAAGCATTAGAAACATGTCCCAAAAGTTTTTCAAGCAAGACCGACACAAGTCGTTTAATTACGAGCATTCTGGTTTAAGATTAGAAGGTGGTTATGTTGTTGAAAGTTGGTTAGTAGAAGACCCTGAGAATGATAAAGCAAATAAGATGGGCTTTAAGGTCAATAAGGGGACTTGGATGGTTACTTTAAAATGGGACGACAAGAAACAATTTGAGGAATATGTGTTAAACGGAAAAACTATGGGTATTAGTTTGGAAGGGGCATTTTTATCAAGACCGATTGGATTGAAACAATTAAACGAAGCGCAAGCCGAGTTTTATGTAAAACAAATATATAAAATATTGGAAGAAGAGTTTGGTAATACCAAATAAAGATATTCACTTATCATATTAACATATTTATTGAATAAGATAAGGCATATCATAAACACAATTATAAATAACAAAAAATGCAATACAGAGAAGTATTACAAAAAATTGCAGGATTGGTTGGTTATGAATTTAACGAAGATGTTAAAACCGATGATGTAAAGTTTGAAAGAATCGCCCTTGAAGGTGGTGAAGTATTCATCACAAATCAGGTTGAAACTGAACTTACAATCGGTGATACAATTTATGTTGAAACTGAGGAAGGTTTTGAATTGGCACCTGCTGGTTCCCACAGATTAGAAGACGGAAGAGAAATTGTACTTGATGAAGAATCAGTATTGGTTGAAATCCGTGAAGAAGCTGAGGAAGAAGTAGTTGTTGAAACCCCTGAGGAAGAGGTCGTAGTTGAAACATCTGAGGAAAGTTCAAAGATTGACGAATTAAAAACGGCAATTCACGACTTATTGGTGGCTTTTGAAAGTCACTCAAAAGAAATTGAAAATAGATTTTCAGTTCTTGAAGCTGATTACAAAGAGTTCAAACAATCAGCGGAGTATAAACCACTCAAAGAGGAAACCAAATTGAAGCAATCATTCGCAGATATGAGGTTGGAACTCATTAAACAAATGAAAAATAAATAATTAAATAAAATGGCAAATTTAAGAAAAGAAAATTTCAGTTTTGACATTTCAGCAATGTCTGATTTTGTAAATGCGAACACAACTGAATTACTTTCAAAAATCGTAATTGGTTCAAACTTGGCTGAGGTTGTTAGTATTTTCCCTAACATCAAAAATGCCGAATATGTTCCAACATTTGATACTGGCGCAATTGACTCAATCGCTGGTACGGGTCACTGTTCTACCACTTTTGGTGATATTACAATGGCTGAAAAAGAATTAAGAGTTTGTGATTATCACATCAACAAGGGATATTGCCCTGAGAAGTTGGCTTCAACAATTATGGGTCTTCGTCTTCAACCTGGTTCTTACAACCAAACAACAGGTGCTGAAGAAAGATTTATTGAAGATATGGTTGCAAAAGCAGCTGTTTATTCAGAAAGACAATTTTGGGGTAGTGAAACAGCATCTGGTGACTGTACTAATGGTATTATCGCTCAGGTTGACGCATCATCTGCTTCAACTGTGAATGTAACTTATACAGCGATGACACCAGCAAATGCATTGACTGTTGCTGACACTTATATCCAAAACTTACCTGATGCATTGAAATTCACCCCTACTGTATTGTTCTTAAACAGAGGAGATTATCAATCACTAATCTTAGCGTTAAGAAATGCAAACTTCTTCTCTTATACAGTTGAAGGTCAAACACAGATGCCAGGAGCGGTTATGATTCCTGCAACTAATGTAATGGCTGTATCAAGTGAGATTGGAACAGGTAGAGCGTTATTAACTTACGGTCAAAACTTGGCATTAGGTACTGACTTGTTAGAAGATTCAGCAAACGCTGAGGCATGGTACTCACAAGATAATAAGCAGTATAGAATATCTATGCAGTGGAGAATTGGTGGTACTGTATTCTTCCCTGAATTAGTAGTAAGAATTGCGTAAGCAAGATAAATTAAAATTAAAACAAATAGAAAATGGCAAATTGTGTAATTACCTCAGGATTAACTTTGAATGATTGTATTAACAACATTCCTGGTATTGATTCTTTATGGGTATTAACCACTACTGGCTCATCTATTTCTCTTGCAAGCGTAACTTATGATGCATCAACTGACGAAGTAACCGCTATTAGTGGTACAAGTGTTGGTGTGTTTAAGAAAATTGATTTGGTAAGAAATAGTACAGCAGCTATGAGTGAAGAGGTTAATGTGAATACTGAAAGTTTATCTTTCACATTCGTTCCAACATTAACTTTTACTATACCTGGATGGAATCAAGAATATACCAATCTTTATCAAGAATTGGTTAAATCAACAGGTTCAATCTTCGTTGTGAAGTTGAAATCTGGTAAGTGGTTCTTGTGTTCTCCAAGTGGTCTATATGCATCTGCTGCGACAATCGCATCAGGTTCAGTACCAGGAGATTCACAACTTTATACCCTTACATTAACGGGAGACGAACTTCGTTCAATTCCTGAAATGGATGTGGCAACCACATTATCAACATTTTTAAGTGGTTCAAACTTAACTGTTGATAGAGAATAATAATCCTTTATAATAATGGGGGGAGTAAATACCCCCCATTTTTTTAAGCCAAATTAAAAAATATTATGCCTTATATTGATGATGATTTTAAACCAAAACCCTATGGGGATTTAGCCTATAATAATTCAGGTCGTAATTTATTGGTTTATTACCCTTGGCGAGGTGGTGTTAAAACCACTGGTCCATCTCCAACGCCAGTAACCCCAACACCAACTCCATCTGGTGGTATTTCACCAACACCAACTCCTACGCCGAGTTCAACGATTACTCCAACGATTACACCAACAACCACTCCCACTCCAACCCCATCACCATTCGTTGCTTCAGCGTCAATTCAACCAACGGGAGCAACTCAATATTACGATGTGGTATTGACGGGTAGTTCAAACTTATCATCAGAGACCTATATTTGGTCTTTAACGAACTTTAAGGACACAAGTGGTAATACCATAACATCTTACACGGGAAATCCTCTTACAGAGGGTTATTTCTCAACAACGGGTAGTTCAAATGTTGTATTAAATGTTGTGGGTCAAGACCCTTATTCAAATACTATTACTGCCACTACAAGTGGATTTACCATAACACCACAATCACCATTTATTGTAGCAGGTGCTGCTGGTTCAACTAATTATATGTATTCTTATGATGGTATAAATTGGTCGTCATCAACCATATCATCGGGTCAAATGAATACCTTGGCATGGGGTGAGGCTGAGGGTAATAGAATATTTGTTGGTGGTGGAGCTGCGAGTGGAGTAATACCAGTAAGAGGTTATTACAATATAACGGGAACATCATTTAGTGATGCCACTGGTATTGCTGGTAATTTTAGAATGAATGAAATAAATTATATGTCTTGGACTGAACGATTTATTACGGGTCAATATGAGAATAATAACCAATACCAGTCAAAAGATGGTATAGATTGGACTGGTTATACTCCTAATATCGTTTTTGACCGATATAGAAGCACAACTGACCCCGACAACGAGCATGTCGTATATATAAATGATGTTGGTGATGTATATGTATCCAACGATGGTTATACTTATACAGCAACAACCACATTAGGCGATATTGGTGGTTATAGTATTATTAGAAACTCAACATTAGGTTATACGATGGCATCCATTGGAGCAGGAGGAACGACTTATATTTCAACTGATAATACAACTTGGTCTGCCACAACAAATACCTTAACGAGTAATATTTGGATAGATGGTTCAACATATAGAGAAAGTGATGGTAGAACATTATTGGTCTCTTATGGTAATAATACGGGTTCAATAACTGATGATGGAATAAATTGGTCGGCAACGACATTACCAAATATTGACGGACAATATTATTTAGCGTGTGAGCATGTCCCACCACCGATAAACTTATTTATTGCCATATCAAGGACTGGTAATATTGTAACCAGCCCCGATGGATTTACTTGGACGCAACAAACAAGACCAGTAAGTATGGATTGTTTTTCAATACATCACGGATATCAAAAACAATAAAAATAGAATATGAAAGTATTAAGAAGACCCGCAGACAATTTAGTATTACAAGTCGGTATAAATATTGACCGAGTGGAGCATGAAGGAGAACAGAATGTGATTAGAGTTGAGACGAGTAATGATTTGTTTTATATCGCAACGAAGGACAGAGACACTTATGAAATCTTTGACCGAGATGATATACCCAACGACTATTACCCCTCTGGTTATTATTTGAAGAATGATGTATGGACTTACATACCTAAACCAGTATTGCCAGACCCAGACGATTTAACTGAAAATTATGTTGGAAGTTAAAGGAAATTATGAGATTGATGGAAGGAAATACTCAGGATATAAAATCAAACAATCAATCCTTGATTTGGAAACAGACCTTATCGGAATGCTTGTTTTATATTTTGGTGATAATTCAACTGTTGATTTTGTAAAGACCCATTGGTTTAGAGCCGATATTGATAATGACATAAACGACTTAATTAACAAAACACATAATTTACACAAGAAATGGGAGATATAAAAGTATCAGGATTAAAATCACGAGAAAGGGGAAAAACAACATTTTATTATGGTGATAAAAAGGTGCCAGGTATATTTGCTGGTCCAATCCCCGCATATTCTGAATTTACATTTACCATTGTAAATGCAACATATCCTTACCTTAATGGTGAATGGAATGTTGGTAATGTTAGTTTATGGTATGATGATTCAATGGTTATTCAAGCTGGTCCAACACCATCGGGAATAAATGCCACATATTGGAAAAGGGATAATCTCCCTTATTATATTCTTTATGATGTTAGTCAGGGGGAGTGGGAGATATTCTCAGGAATTACCCCACAGGAAGGTTTAAGTATTACAACAGGTAATATTATTGATGAAGATTTTAATATTATACCATCACCAATAAATCATAACAATAATTATTATCCGTATTGTGGTTTAAATCCTGGTGCAACATCAGGTTTTAATATTACCATTGATTATGAAAATGCTCCGTTGATATGTGTCCCCATAAGTCCATCTCCAACGCCAAGTAATACTCCAACACCGACACCGACACAAACACCAGGTGCAAGTCCTCAACCGACACCAACAAATACTCCAACGCCAAGTAATACCCCAAGTAATACACCAACATCTACTCCAACCACAACACCTACGAATACTCCATCTAACACGCCAACTAATACCCCAAGTAATACACCAACATCTACTCCAACCACAACACCTACGAATACTCCATCTAACACGCCAACTAATACACCTACCAATACACCTACCAATACAATTACATCAACCAACACTCCAACTCCTACAATAACACCAACTACTGGTCCTTGTCAGTTGGTATTGGATTATCCATCAAATCCTAATTTAAGTGGAGCCTATAATAAATTAGATGTTGCTGGTATTCTTGATAAAGATGGAACAGATACTCTTCTTTGTAGTGGTTCAACGACATTATGGTATAGAAGCGATAACTCTCTTGGATATAATAGAAATCTATTTATTGCCAGAACAATTTACTTGGATGACTATGAGTTTAGATTGGTTGCTGTTGTTGATAGTGGAACAACCATAAATTGTGGATATGATTTGGCAGGTAAACCATTCGCCGTTAGTGCTCGTTTACAACAAAACGGATATTATGGAGGATTATTATATCCATTGGCTGGTAGTGGTTTAACTGATAGTAGTGGTAATCCCTATTCATTATCTTATCAAGATTGTCCTACACCAACACCAACACCAACTGGTGGTGAAGTAGCGACACCTACACCGACTCCAACAAATACTCCAATATAATTATATGTTATACCTTTCAGCAAATACCACAAATATAATTTACACCTCCGTATCGGTGCATAAGACCTTGTCTAATCCAACATATCTTATGTCCCTTACTCATCAACAGACGGGGAAGAGATGGTCGTTTATACCTCAAAATATAACGAATATAAGTGGTAGTCCATATAATCAAAGATACGATTTGTTTAAGTTTAATATCAGTGAATCGGGTGTTAATTTAACGGGTGGTACGAATGTTTGGTATTGGCAAACACCCCCATCATCTGTATATGGAGATTCAAGATATTCAGGAACGGGAATAAATTATTTAAGATTACAACCAATAGTTCCCAATCTATTTGGTACAATAAGTTTATATGTTGATTTTGATAATGAGAACGAACAATTAACAGGTGGGACAATGACCTTAAATGGTGAATCTTTATCAAGTATAGTTGTGCAGGATTCTTTATCACCATATAATAACGCATGGAATATAAGAGGAACTTTATCAACAACAAATGGTCTTTATGATAAGAGTGGAAAGTTGGAAATATCAGCACAATCCAACTCAGGTAATACTTATGGTGGGACATATTATGTTGTATCAATATCATCAATAAATTCAATTCAGCCTTGGACTTATTATGGATATGATAATATATCTCAAATTATACTTGTAAATCTACCCATAACCTATTTGGAGACCCCCACAGTTGATATTGATGAGATTGGTGAGTTTAGATATTCAATAAGAGAACAGATTAACCCAGTTAATTTAAATCCTGAATACACCACAGAAATACTTGAAACGGGTTTAGCTTATGTGTATCAAGCTTTTAGTGATATTTATTATGATAAAGGGGGTGATGATGTGGTATATAACCCCTCAGCTCCTGAAACATATCATATTCTTCAAGAGAACGAATATCACATATTAACGGAAAATAATGACTTATTAACACAAGAATAATGGCAGACAAAAAGATTACACAATTAACAGAATTAACCGCAAGAACGCAAACAGACCTTATCGCTATTGTAAATGGTGGTGAAACCAAGAAGATAAATGTTGAAGATTTTATGGCTGAACCAGTAATTGACGTAGGTCAAGTATCAGGTTCAATATCAGTTGATTTATCACAAGGTCATTGGTATAAATTTGAATTAACGGGAAATGTATCCATAACCTTATCAAACGAACAACCAGGAGCAACATATCTGTTTTGGGTATATTCAAATGGGAATTATGCTGTTAATGCAATGACTTTATTAAGTGGTGGGGACATTTATTCAGTTGGAGGTAATTTACCCAATCCTGCCAACAACGCATGGAACTTATACAAGGGATATGTAATAAACGGAGGTATGGTTCTTACCGAGATTGATAATTTTTCAGCAATATAATAGAATATGAACTTTGAAGCATTTAACATAGACAACATTCAAATCAAACCAAACAGGGAGATTAAGAATAAAAGATATGACTACATATGGTGGGGTGAGGATAATTTATATCCCCAATACCTACTTGAATTAAAGGAGAATTCACCAATTCATTCAGTCGCAGCCGATTCAACCGTTACAATGTGTTTTGGTAAGGGTATTGAAATTGAAGGTCTTGGTAATGTGTTAATAAATAAAACTGAAAACATATCTCAATTATACCACAAGATATTATATGATTTTTATCTATTTGGTGGTTATGCTGTTGAGGTAATATGGAACAGAGAAAGAACAGCCATTGCATCCATTTATCATATACCATTTCAAAATATAAGGGTGGGACATATTGACCCCGACCATAATGAATCAGATAAATATTATTATTGTAATGACTGGTCTAATTGGAGAAAAGAACCCATCATTACTTATGGTACTGTTGATAAGGATAATAAGGAGCAGAGACAACTTTATTTTTATAAAAGGTATGTACCCTCAGTTAATACGGTTTATCCCGTTGTGCCTTACCAAAGTGGTATTCCTGCAATTGTTTTGGAGGGGGAGATATTTGATTGGCATAAATCAGCAATCAACTCCAATTTAACACCAAATTTATTCGTTCAATTATTCGGCAATCCATCACAAAATGAAAGAGACCGTGTAAAGAAAGAATTGGTTGAAGCATATACAGGAAAGGACGGACAAAAGTTAATGTTAGGTTTTGCAGCATCACCTGAGGAAGCAGCACAGATTACACCAATAAATTCAACGGTGGGTGATTCGTATTATATTGATGTGTTAAGTTATTCATCACAATCGGTTCTTACCTCATGGCAGATAAGTTCCCCCTTAATCTTGGGGATACATTCATTTAGTTCCAACCCGTTTAGTCAAAATGCGGAGGAATTAAGAATTGCAACTCAACACTGGTTGGAGTATATCTTAAAACCAAAATTGGCTGACCTTAATGAAAGTTTGGATGTATTATTATCATTTAAGTACAATCAACCCGTTCAGATTATAAACAAATTTAAAGAATTTCAACTATAATGGTATTCATCGTAACAGAACAACTCGTATTAGACCGCACAACCTTAGATAAAAATTTATTGAGTGCGAACCTTAAACCTGCAATTATATTGGGACAGAAGGTTCAAATGACAACCATAATTGGTGATAAATTGGCTGATAAGATTTATTCTGATATTCAAAGTTCAACTTTAACGGGAAATTATAAGAAGTTGGTTGATGATTATTTAACCGATGTTGTAATCTATGCAACCCTTTATCATGCGGCAACCAATATGTTAAGCAAATTCACCAACAGGGGATTACAACAAGAAAATACGGAGAACTCAGGTCATTCAGACATTTCTGTTTATAGAGAACTTAAAAGTGATGCAAAGAACCAAATGGAGTATTTCAGTCAAAGAGCCAATAAGTGGTTGTATTTTAACAGAGGATTATTTCCTGAGTATGAGTTCTGTGCATCTGATGGGGAACAACCAGCAAATCCAAATAACGCATTTTACGGAGGTTTGGTAATATGATAATACCTGAATACAGAAGGGGTGAAAGTATTGCTGGATTCACTCAGAGATGTCTTGCAAATAGAGAGATGAGAAGATTACCATTTGACCCCGCAATCAAAAGGGTATTGTGTAGAGAACATGCAGAACAGGCAAGGGAATATCTCCGTCAGCCGTTCAATGAAGAATAACCCCGTATTTGTCCTTTATCCGTTGCAGGAACTGTTTATTTATATCTTGTGATACATCATATCCAAGACCAACCATAATGTCCTTAAAATCCCTTAAAATGTTTTCATCGGTTATATCTGATGCTTTCTTGACAATCTTTGTTTTTGCCATTTCACATTTCTTGCAAAAGGTTCTTCTTCCCGTTTTGTTATTAACGGCAGGATAAAACTGACTTTCATCTTTGGTCTCACCACATATCTTGCATGTAATATTCATATTGT